GAAAAGTTTACAGTGCATTTTGCACTTAGAAAAGCGTTAGTATAAAAGAAAAAAAGGATAGCTTTATGCTATCCTTTTTAACGAGTATTTTGCAACTCAGTATTACGCAACCTAATTTGGTTGCCATAAATATTCTTCTGTACATCTTTAATATATTCTATTATTAGAAAAAAATCAAGTGAAAATTTGGTTAAAATAATGAAATAAAAATGAAAAAACGAGTAGTGTTTTAAATTAATATATAAATTACAGGCACCCTTCGGGGTGCTTTTCTAATGCACGTTGTACTTTAACAAATATCAAAAACGAAACGAATGAGAGGTGGTGAGACTTGGCAAGAGCAAGAGATCCGAATCGGAATAAAGCTTTTGAAATATATGAAAAACATGGCGGAAAGATTGATTTGGTTGAGATTGCAAGTCAACTGAATATCTCGCCGGGGACAATCCGAGGATGGAAATCAAAGGATTCCTGGGATATACAATTAAATGGAACGCTCCGTAAAAATATGGAACGTTCCAAAAGAAGAAAAGGTGGTCAGCCGGGAAATAAAAATGCGGAGGGTCATGGTGGCAATGGACCACCAGGAAATAAGAATGCAGTTAAGACAGGAGAGTTTGAAGCTCTCTTTTTTGATACCTTGGATTCAGATGAACAGAAGTTAATCCAGGTAGTGCAGCCGGACAAAGAACAGCTCCTTTTACAAGAGATACAGCTTCTGACAGTCCGTGAAAGACGAATGTTGAAAAGGATTGATCAGTTGAGGATGTTAGAAAGACAAGATCCTACGTCAGATTCTGATAGTGAAACGGTTCCTCCGGGAATGTCGGTAACAGAGTATAGTTCCGGCATAGAAAAGGGCAAACTTACTGAGCTGAGAAAGTACGAAGGTATTTTGGGGCAGATTCAGTCTATTGAGGATGCACTGACCAGAGTACAGGCAAGGAAACAGAAAGCAATTGAGACGCTTCATAAATTCGGATATGATGATGCGAAACTGGAACTTGCAACTATGCAGCTTGAATTTGCAATGCTGAAACAGGATAACGTTGATGAGAATACCACAGATGATGGATTCCTGGATGCGATAAATGCGACTGCAGCGGAGGTTTGGGGTAATGAAAATGAATGACAAGATCAAAACCCTGAAAGAGAAACTGCAGAAGATGAAGGTTAACCGGGGGAACAGACAGACTGGTCAGATGTTTCATTTTTCTCCATTCTCAAAGAAACAGA